CTACACAAGAAAGAAAAGGCATTGCTATTCTCAAGTGCTTATGTAGCCAACGAGTGGACATTAATTGCACTGGCCAAGATTATTCCCAACATTGAATATATCAGTGACAGTAATAATCACAACTCAATCATTGTGGGCATACAGCACAGTCGTGCAGCCAAACAAGTATTTCGTCACAATGATATGCAGAACTTAGAAGAATGCCTGCAGGCTGCTACACTCTGTGGCAAGACTCCCTGCATTGTATTTGAAAGTGTATACTCAATGGATGGCGATGTGGGTATGATCCGAGAGATTTGCGACCTTGCTGACAAGTACGGTGCTATAACTTACATTGACGAAGTACATGCTGTTGGCCTATACGGTGCAACAGGTGCAGGCAAAGTTGAGCATCACGGACTACAAGATCGTGTTGATATAATCAACGGTACACTTGGTAAAGCATTTGGAGTACAGGGTGGATACATTGCCTGTGACTCAGTGGTAGTTGATGCTATCCGTAGTATTGCTGCTGGCTTTATCTTTACAACATCTATGAGTCCCGTGACCTGTGCTGGTGCCCTGGCTGCTGTCAAATACCTAAAGAGTCACGGAGAACTACGTGAGCAACATCAAGATCGTGCTCGCAAGCTAAAGTATAGATTGATTAAAGCTGGCATACCCGTTATGGCGTGTTCAACTACCCACATTGTACCTGTGCTGGTTGGAGATGCTAAACGTGCTAAGGCTATGAGTGATGCACTAATGAATGACCACAACATCTATGTGCAGGCCATCAACTATCCCACAGTAGATGTGGGAACGGAGAGGTTGCGATTTGCTCCCACTCCGTTTCACGATGATGGTATGATTGAGGATCTTGTTCAAGCCCTCGTCACTGTGTTTAACACATACTAAGAACTTGTGTAACACCAAACACCAGTGCTGCCCTAAGTTGCAAGTCAGCACCAGCAGCTTCTAGCTTTTCAGTGTTGATCAAATCTTCAAGTAAAGCGCGAGCTTCGTCTTGTGTGATTTGATTGTTCTGCAGAGCTTCTGCAATGGTCAGTGCATATTGAGCACGTTCAGCTGCCCAAGGTTGTCCTGAGTTGATTACTTCGTGTAATACGTTGCTCATTTATTTTACTCCTAACTTTTCTAACTTAATGATTATTTGTATTTTTGTTTCATTTCAGCAACTTCACTGCGAAGGTACTCAAAATCTTTTCTCAATAACTCAAGGTCAGCAGTATTGCGGCCCGGTTGCTTTATATAGCTTGCAAATCTTTCATCTGATATTTTTATAGAATGTTCTAGATCTGCAATTCTAGTCTGTGTAGTAAACACATACCAACTGGCAATGACAATAGCACTAACTACAGAGATCAAAGTCTTTAAGGGAACAGTAACTTCTGTCTTTTCATCTATTTGCACTGCCATTTACTTTACTCCTAACTTCTCTAACTTACTAATATAGTTGGCCATTAGGTGATCAAACACACCGATAAACTTTTGCCCTTTTGCTCTGGCTTTCATTCTACTGCGAGCCATGTCCTTTACTCGCTGCCACGGAGTTAAGTTTCTAAACTCACCGTAGTAGTTCATATACACATGTGTGCCATGATGATCAAATCCCATAGCTCTAAATGGAACTTTGGTTACATCATCGCAGTTGTTCTGTACTCTATAGTGTTCAACAGCTAAACTCTTAACAAACTCTGCATTGCCAACTCTTGGCGAACCAAATGTTACCAATGCTGTAACACGATCCTGCATACGACTGGCAGCTATAGTGGCCATGGCAGCACCAAGACTGTGTCCAGTTACATATAGGTTACCTGGATTGTCTGCTAACACTTTAGAGATAGTGGGCCATAACTTGTTGATTTCACCTTTGAATCCAACATGCACTTTGCCACCACAGGCTTCTAGATTCTTACCAGACTTTAGGTCTGCTAATATATCTGACTTTTCAGTTACTTCAGTGCCTCTAAATGATAACACTGTGATTGTACCGTTGGTCAATAGATATGCTTGAGCACCGTCTATGTCAAAGAATTCAACGATAGAGTAGCCCAGTGCTTTAAACTTGGCCTTTGATGTTTTAGGATTGTCATAGGTAGTTTGCGCTATGTTGGCAAACTCTAATAGTAGTTCTGTCTTCATTAGAATCTTCCTTGTACTGTTTTAGCAATGATGTCAGCTTGCTGTATTATCAGCTTACGTTTGATATCACAATAGATAGGACTCACTGGACCTTTATTTGATCTCTCTGCAAATTCTTTAGCAGTGGCTTTCATTGTGTCTGTTAGTTTAGCAACATCTTTAGTGTTCTTACTTTCAGCATACAAATCAAACCACTGTAGTTGTAAGTTCAGAACAGTTAGCTGTTCTGTTAGATTGCCTTTGCAATCAAAGTTGGCAGCAGTTTGGCGCAGGTCTGTTGTGACCTTGGCTTGATTAACATCCCACTTACTTGGCCAAGGGCCTAATACGCTGCATCCTGTAAGTGTTAAGACTAATAGTAAAGATGCTAGTTTCATTTTAGTTGCACCAGCTTTGTTTAGCTTCGCCGTAGTACTCACGAGCAAAGCCATTAGCAATCAATCCAGCACGTAGGCTTTGTCCATTGATTAAGATATCGCCTAGTACTCGTCCGCCAAACTTGTCCCAACCATACATGGTAACTTGAAACTTGCCACCTTGTGCTGCTGCAGTAGCAATAGCATTTTTAGTAAATGCAGAGGCTGCTTCTCCACGCTGTGCTTCGCTTGGGCACATGGCTCTGTGTCCTTTCTCTGGAGTGTCTACACCAAACACACGAATTGCCAACTCTGGCTTGAATGGTGCTGGTAAGAATGGAGCGGCAATAACAACTGTATCACCGTCGCTGACACGGAGGATCTGTGCGTCATAGGTTGCACCCTTAGGTGTCTTTTGTGCAAATGCTAGCAAGGGTAAGCATAGCAATAATAGTAGAAATTTCTTCATAGTAGTCCTTTAAACTACTAATATTTAGCGACTGAAGTAGTAATCTCCGTCGGGTCCGTAGTCACAGAAGCAACCAGCGCATTTCCAACCCTGCTGCTCCATAAATGCAATAACTGTGTCTTTTAACGGAGCACCTGCATTGTATTCAGTTACCTGTAATTCTAATATAAGATGTTTTAATTCACTAAATGTAGCCAATGCGCCTTTTACAATGTCCATTTCTGCACCTTGTACATCTATTTTAACTAGATCAGGCATGGGCCATTGTCTAGTAGCTACAACTGTATCCAATGTTGTTTGTGTTAATCCCGTAGGCTGATATAAGTGCGGATAGGCAGTTTCTCTATACACGCTAGATCCTGCAGGATGTTCTGGGTTTTGATAAAAATGTTTAACAACTCCATCCTTGTCGCCTAACAGCCCAATATGGTATTTGGTATCTGATGCTTTATAGAACGTCTCTAGTTCTGCCACTGCTTCAAATGCATAGTAGTCAGCTTCAGGCCATAGCTCTTTGGCTTCTTTGGTCCAGTGTAGTACACATGCACCTATGTCATAAACTACCTTAGGTGCTATGCCCATTTGTTTTAGGTACTTGAGAAAGTTAGTGTGTTCAGCAGGAAATAATCTTTTCTCAGCTAGTAACTCATAACTAGTCCTAGTGTCTTCTTTGTAACCCTGTCCCACTTTAAATGTCCATGAGCCAGTATGACTGCAGAGTATGCTAGGATCAGCATATATCTTAAATCCTTTACGACGAGCTTTGATACAAAAGTCTGTGTCTTCTGACACTGTGTATCTATGATCTAATGCGGAGTGATACTTAAAGTATGGATAGCCAATAGCCTTAAAGACTTCTGTCTTGACTAACACACAGCCAAAACCGCAGCCCACGACTTCAGTTAGACCATTGCCTCTTAATTTGGCGTAGTCCATATGAGTAGAGCCGCCTGTAGCAGTTGGCTCATATATTTCTAGTATGTGTTCGCCTGGCTTGCGTTGTATGTATAAGCCACTGACCATGTCTACCTCATGTGCCAACAGCTTCTTCAATGTGTCTGGAGCAAACGCAATGTCACTGTCTACACTGAATAGATAGTCGTAGCCTTTAACTACCCAATCTGCAATTAGGTTGCGTACTTGATCTACATTGTATCCATAGAAGTACTGGAACTCAGTTGTGTATCCTTCTGGCACCTGTAGATCATAGATACTTTTAAAAGTATCTGGCTCTATATTACGAGCCGTTGGTATTGCTATTAGTATTCTTTTTGGCATTTAATATTTTACTTGCTGTAATTGTTTGTTCACGACCGTTTATTTTGTAGTCGTTGAGAGGATTGATATCATTGTAGTTGACCACAACATCTTGTATTGCCAGTACCTTAGCTGGGTCTGCACGTTCTAGTAGTGCATAGAATACAGCTATGTCTCCGCCTGCACGATACCATTCGTCTCCATCTTTGAACTCACTGTCGTCTATACCATTTAATAGATACTTTCTAAATGTGCGGAGGTGTGTATATGGGACATTCCAATTGAACTTGTGATTCCTGTACTGCTTAGTTTGTTTGATAATCTCTGGATAGGGCTGTGCAATCAAAGGAATGTTATCAACCATTGACCAACAGCTACCGTAGGTAAATTCTGTATCTCCATGATAGATAGTATTGTAGTAACTGAGTATTGAGTTGTCATTGACTAGACTATCATCGCCATCTAGGATCATAATGATAGCTTGATCAATACAATCACGGAACACATCTATTTGATTGTGTACTGCTCCTTTGCGTTCAATGTTGTCAATTATAATTATTTTCTTTTGTATGTCCTGCGGCAATGATTGTATATACTCTGTAATTACACCCATAGTGTTATCTGTAGAGCAGTCATTGACTAGCAGCATTTGCCAACGACCGTAATCTTGTGTAGCTACTGACTCTATACACTGTCTAATATATTTTTCACAATTCCAAAATGTACTAACAATCACAATAGGTTGTTCGTTGCCTGCTTTGTAATTTTCCAACTCTACAGTATTATGGAACCTACGTCCGTATACTTTGTGCAGACGTTTGTTTATCAGTGATACTTGTCTGTACTCATCTCTGCTTAGATATTGGCCGCATTGTTTAAAGATGTGCTGTTTCCATTGTAGAGCAACTGCATCCCAACCACTCCAACCTTTAACAATATTACAATAGTACTTCTTCTGTTGATGCAGATAAGGATTGTTGTATGCTTCGACTACCGTGCCAACAAACTTTTCAATCTGTTCAGGATAATTGATATTAGGGAATAAGCCGTTAGGTTGTATAGCATAGTCTATCATATAGCAGGCCTCTGCTAGAGCTGTTTCCTCTAGTGCGCCAAATCTGCAGGTAATTACAGGAGTGTTATACAACAAACTTTCTAGTGTGGATATACCATAGGTCTCAGGAAAGGCAGCAGGGTATATCATAAAGTTAGCTTTAACTAGTATCTCAGCAATATCCTGTTGTGATATGATGCCCGTAAACTCTATATCTAGCTCTGCGTTCTTGGGATCGTCTGCCATAACTCGCCAGTCACGCTCTTGTTGATCAGGGCCATCCTGTTGACTAAAACGATAGTAGCCACCAATGACTTTTAATTTGGCAGTAGGAATCCATTTTTTAACATGCGGCCAAATATGTTTAACTAGGGGTATCATGCCTTTGGTAACACTAGCATTATAAACAAACAAGTCTTTGTCTTTGGCTTCTACATTAACATCTGATACCCATTGTCTAGCACCATTGCGTGTGATAAACATTTTACGTTTAAGCACTTCATAGTTACGTTTGTGTCCGTGATCACAGTTAGTAACGTAGTTTAAATGCCAGTCACTAAGTGTGAATACATCTGTGATGCGATCTGATATTACCAACTGTTCTATCAGTCCGTCACCTAGGCAGAAGGTATCATGCATCCATAGGATGCGCATCTTTGCCTGTGCTAATATACGATTGTAAAGGTCCATAGGCAGAAAAGGCATAGCACGATTGTCACCTATCTTTGCGTAGTCTTCAGTGGCCACAAAAGGTATAACTGTGCGGCTGCTGATCACTACGTCAAATTGCCAATCTTCATTTAGTCTATCTAACGGAACATATGTGACCTTGTCATATACTCCTGGACTGGCATGATCTGTGTTGCATCTATTGAACACCGTAACATCAAATCCCAGCTTGGCTAACTCCAGTGCGTTTAGAGTAACAGCACTTTCTGAGCCGCCCAGTCCCTGTTTGAACACTGTGGTTCCATCGTAGGGTATTCCGATAATATCAATAATAGCAATTTTCATATGCTATTATATATACGTTGCAGGTCTAAGTCAACAGCTAATTAGAAACTGTTATTGAACCAACCTACTTTTCTGCCTTCAGCAATGCGTTGATCATACGCGGCAACAGAGCTAGGAAAACGCCAAGCCCAAATAGCGACAAGTCCCATAAAAATTGCGGTACTGATAATTCCAATTGGTTTTACTCCTGTAAAAAACATAATGATCAAACTTGTTGTCATCATAGCTAACATAAAGTATTTCATCTTTAGAGGAAACACACGCTTCTCGCCCCAGTTGGTTAGGAAAGGACCAAACAGTTTATGATTATATAACCAGCGATGCATACGTTCGTTACCCTTGCTAAAGCAATAGGCAGCAAATACTACAAATATTGAGTAGGGCAAGCCGGGAGTGATTACTCCAATGTAGGCCATACCTAAACTTAAAAATCCTAATACATTCCAAAATATCTTTTTCATGCTATTCCCCAACTTCCTTTGCTCTTGTGAGCTTGTAGATCAAATCCATTCTTACACTGTATCTTAGGGCAAGGAT